GGTTGTCCGGACGGACCGCCCCACGTTCGACCTTCGACGCGAGCAGCCACACCGGCGTGTCCTCGCGCGCCTTCTTCACCAGCCAGGCGACAACGTCCGCCTTGGGCAGCAGCCCCGCCTCGGCGAGTACTTCGGCGCGGTAGGCGTCGATGGAGGCGCGGCCGCCGTCGGGCACGGCCGGGTCGATGTTCGTCTCCAGCACGTCCCGGGCGCTCATGCGGTGCGCCTGTCCTGCTGCTCGGGCAGCGGCTGCGCCTTCAAGTACGCCCGCGTCTTCCGCATCGACGGGTGCTTGATCTCCGACGCACCCCTCAACAGACCCGGGTTGAACCGGCCGGCCGTCCCCGCGATCACCGCGTCCAACTCGTCCCGCATCCGGACCAGGTCCGGCGTCCGCACCTCGATGTGCGCGGTGTCCATCCCCGCGGCGTCCTCCACCTGCTCGACGAGCTGGTCGAGTTCGCCTTCGCGGGGGGAGGCGACGGCCTCGGCGAGAGCATCCAACTGGGCGATGACGTCCTCCCGCGCTTCCGGGTCGTCCCATCCGGCGACGAGGGAGAGGAGGGTGTCGAGGCGGACCTGGTCGGCGCGGAGCACCCCGTGGAGGCGGTTGCTGCCGGTGGTGAAGGACAGCGGCGGCTTCGAGGACTCGTTCATCGGGCAGTTCCGTTCGACGGGGAGATGAGGAGGAAGGCCAGGAACACGGCGCTACGGGCCGCCTCACGGACGCAGCGGGGGAGCAGGTGCTTGGAGCTGGCCCACAGCAGGGCCGGCGGGAACGTCACCGCGAACAGCAGGGCGGCGGCGGTGATGGCGGTGATGACGTCGTGACGGGTCTCGTGCATCACCGGGCACCACCGGTCCGGGCCGCGCGGCGGGCCAGCATGCGGGCCTTGATCTGCGCGTCCGTCGGCAACACCCACTGGTGCCAACCGACCGACGCCTTCCACTGCTGCGCGTGCACCCGGGCCGGGATGCCGCAGTACCGGCAGCCGGACGGTTCGACCGCGGACTCGGCCGCGAACGGGACCGCGATCTCGGGCAGGTCCCGGGGGACGAGGTGCTTGTGGTGGAGCGGGTTGTCGTGGGGGTCCTCCAGCAGCTCGCGGAGGGCCTGCGTCGGAGCGATCCGCCGGGTAATCCCATCCGACTCCGCCGCCATACGCGCCTTGAACAGACACGTGCTGCACGGCTCGCCGTAGGTGTAGCCCGCCCCGCACTTCCGGCAGGTCTGGATCGCGGCAGGCGTCAGAGCCTCCAACTCGGCGATCCGGGCCTTGCTCGCCCGCAGCGCCTCGGCCGCGTCGTCCACCCACTCGTTCGTCGAGTGCCGCTCCGCCAGCAACTCCGCGACCTGCGCCCGCAGCCGGTCCAGCTCCGACACCCGCGGCCCCGGGCCCACCGGCATCGGCAGCGCGAACGCCACCGACGCCAACCCGTGCTCCGCCAACTCGGCCAGCGTCGCCATCACGTACTCCGGGCAGCACGCCGGAGCATCCGCCACCGCGTACAAGCCACGGCCCTCACGCGTCACCGCACGCCGCATCCAGCACGCACCGTCCTGCGTGTTCACCACCAGCGGGTCATGCGACACCGGGGTACTCATGCGGCACCGCCCAGCAGCGGCAGCTCGGTACCGAAGATCGCCTCAAGCTCCATGCGCGTCGACATCGCCAGACGCGGGCACTTCACCGGGTCGACGCCGTCGATCACGTAGAGCGCGGCGCCGCCACGGGTGTGCTCGGTCTGGCGCCAGATCTTGCCGTTCGGGGCGAGCAGGTCGCCGGGCGTGTTCGTGGGGGAGGTACTCTGGACGGTCATAGCCGCCTCGCTTTCTGTGTTGAGCGGGGTGTGCTGCCAGGGGTCGCCGAGCCGGGAAGTTCGGGCGGCCCTTCGGCATGTGATGGGTCAGGCGGCGTCAGCCGCGATGTCCGCCGGTCGAGGCGCGGGGACACGGAACGTGGCGAACAGCGCCTTACCGCGGAGGATCAGCTCCGGCGTGAACCGGGGTGCGCTGACCACGTTGCGTTCGACGCGCTCGGCGCAACCGGGGAACGTGGCCTCGCAGTCGGCGAAGGAGAACGGCTCGCCGGTCATGGCGCGAGCGCCTTCTGCCGGAGACCTACGAGGCGGAACACCGGCGTGCAGAGGATGAGCAGTTCCACGCCAATCGCGTGGCAGAGGGCTTCGGCCGTTGAGGCGTAGACCTTCTCGGTCTCGCCGCTGAGGATGTTGCCGACCGTTCCGTGGGCGACGCCGGCCGCTTCAGCCAGGTCGCGGATGCTCATTTCGGATCCGGTCTTGGTGCGCTTCATCAGGCGCTTCAGGAGGTCTCGGTCCACTTCAAAGAGCGGTTCGGTCTTTTGTGCAGGTGCAGTCACGTCTACCTCGTGAGATGTATCGCCTGCGGGTGTCTATCCGCTTGGATGGGTAGAGCATGGCACGACGGCGGACGACTTGTCCATCCTCTTAGATGGATGAATCTCAAGTGTCTAGCGAGGCAGATGGGCGGGTCTCGTTTTCGCCAAACTGAGCGCGCGCTCTGGCGTCCGCCGTCCATTTGCATGGACACTCTGTCCGGCGCATAACTCGTCGGGCCTGCGCCACCAGCGGGAACTTGCTCCATGTCCCCCTGGCCCCATGGACACCCCACGGCCCATGTAGCGACACGGAGTGGCAGGATGAGCCTCATGACGGCTGAAGATCACCAGGTGACTGGTCCGGAGCGGACTCAGTTCCGAGACCTGGTAGCTGAGCGGAAGGACGCGCTCAAGCTCAGCTATATGCGGCTCGCGGCGAAGTGCCTGCACCCGGTTACCGGTGAGCAGACCGTCAAGCACGCGTGGTTGCAGCGGGTCGTGACCGGCGAGCCGGTCGAGGCGCCCGACTACGACATGCTGCTCGGCATGTCGGAAGGTCTTGAGGTCGACATCGACGTCCTTCAGGATGCCGCGTCCGCGCAGTTCTTCGGCTCGCAGAAAGTGTTCGTCGAATCGGCGGAGGCGAAGGCCTTCCTGGAGGACGCGGACCGACTGTCGCCGGCTCAACGGGAGGCCGTTCAGGCTTTGATGCGGTCGCTCGCCGAGGGACGCTAACCGGACGTAGCGGCAGAATCCCCGGCATGATCATTGGCCTTCGCGACTACGGTCGGTAGTAGTTCGCGGCGGGGTGTAGTCGAACAACGCTCAACATGGCAGCATGACCGAATCGCCTGGGAAGCGTGAGACAGCGGTTAGCCTGCATGAACGGCTTGTTCGAGCATGCGAACGAGTCTGAGTGTGCACGTCCCTGGGGGTGCCATGACGCAAGACAGCAAGGCCAGCGCACGCACGACGGTCCGAGCTCGGATCTGCTTCAGCAACGAACTGCCCGCGGACATCCCCCCGTTCGAGCTCCCGCCAGGCGTGAACATGGTGGAGATCGAACTCGATGACATTACCTACATCATCATCCGGCCGTGCAGCATGGAGCGGCCCCTGTACGACGAGTGGAACCGGTACCTCGACAGGGTGACTACGCAAGGCAATTGGCGTCGCGAGCCCAGCCGCAGTACGCACCGCGATACCTGATCTCTACAGGACCAAGCCCCCTGACCTGCAAGGTTAAAGGGGGCTTTCCTATACCTTCGGCCTTCCGAACGCCTGCGCAAGCCACCCTTAGCGTGCCACCATGAGGCATGCGCCACGAACCAGCCGACCCCCAGCTCGCCTGTATCTACTGCCGTATGAGCGAAGACCGCGAAGGCGGCGGCCTCGGCGTCGACCGCCAACGCGAGGACTGCGAACAACTCGCGCAACAGCTCGGCGTCACCGCCGTCCGCGTCTACACCGACAACGACCTCAGCGCCTACAGCGGCAAGCCCCGCCCCGGCTACCAAGACATGCTCGAAGCCCTCCGCACAGGCACCTACGGCACCGTCATCTCCTGGCACACCGACCGCCTCCACCGCTCCCCCCGCGAACTGGAGGAGTACATCGACGTCTGCGAACCCCGCTCCGTCCAGACCCGCACCGTCAAGGCCGGCGCGCTCGACCTCACCACCGCCACCGGCCGGATGATCGCCCGGCAACTCGGCGTCCAAGCCCGGTACGAGGTTGAGCGAATGGTCGAGCGGCAGCGCCGGGCCCGGGACCAGAAGATCCAGCGAGGCGAGTACTGCGGCGGGCCCCGCCCCTACGGGTGGGAGAAGAACGGAACCACGCCGATCCCGGAAGAGATCGAAGTCATCCGCGAGTCAGCCGAAGCCGTCCTGGCGGGAGGGTCCATCCGAGCCCTGGCCGCCGACCTCAACGCCCGCGGTCTGCTTACCAGCCAGGGCGCGCAGTGGGACGGCGGGACCCTGACCCGCATGCTCAAGCGTCCCCGCAACGCGGGCATCCTCCAGCACCGCGGCGAAGAGGCGGGGACCGCAACGTGGGATGGTGCCCTCGATGAGCCGACATGGCGGAGTCTTCGCGCGGTCCTCGACGATCCGTCCCGGATTCCCACCGCCTCGAACGTACGAAAGCACCTGGGCAGCGGCCTCTACCTGTGTGGCGTATGCAGTGAAGGCCTCACGTCCTTCTCGAAGGGCACCGGCAGGCCCGCGCAGTACAAGTGCCGCAAGAACAACTGCGTGGTGCGGAACCTGGACCTCCTCGACAAGTGGGTGGTCTGGCACCTGCTGCGCCGTCTGAAGGAGCCTGACGCGGCGGAGGTGTTCGCCCGCGACGAGAAGACCGGCGGTCCGGACCTGAAAGCTGCGCAGTCGGCACTGGCGAAAGCACGCAAGAAGCTTGACGAGTTGGCCGCGGCCTTTGGGGCGGGCGAGATCGACATGCAGGAGTGGCGCATCGCCCGCGAGGGCGCGCGTACTAAGAAGGCGGAGGCCGAGGCGATCCTGTCGTCCGCGGTCCGGGTGAACCCGATCGCCGAGCTGCTCAGCGCTGACGACATGGGCGCCGCGTGGACGGCCTGGGACCTGGCCCGGAAGCGAGCGGGAATCGACTGGGCGATGATCGTGCGCGTCATGCCGGCGAAGATCGGGCGTCAGCCGGGAGGCGGTTACTGGGATCCGGATGCGGTGGATATCAGGTGGAAGAAGTGACAGTGCCCCCAGCGCGGGCTGGGGGCACTGTTGGCCCGTCCTCCCGTCGCCTGGGAAAGCTTCGGAGGCCGGGCCGCTTGCGGCCGATGTGAACGGCGTGTGAACAGCGTGTGTCGTGTGGGTAATGATGCGGTCAGGTGCAGGCATATGCAATATGCATAAGCTCACGTAGCTCGAACGGGTGTTTTATTCGACGAGCCCTTGCGTCCTGGCCTGAACCCGCACTCGCAGATGTACCAACGATGGTACAGACAAAGATCACCCTCGCCGACAGCGTTGACGGGTGCCGTCCGATCCCTTCCCCGCTTGGGTGCCCGTCGCCCGCCGTGCCATCGGGGACCGTATCCGGGCTGCCCGCATAGAGCGCAAGCTGAGTCAGGAAGCGCTTGCGGAACTGGTCGGACTCGACCGGAAGACGATCAACCGAGTCGAGCAGGGTGTACACGCGACGAGTGTTGATCACCTGCTCCTCATCGCGCACGCGCTCGACACCCCGCTTGCCGACCTCGTGCAATGAGCGGCCGCCCCCGCCAGGGGCGACAGGGACGACCGCCCTACCCGAACCCCGGAGATTCCGCCGTCCTCGGGGCCCGGGAACCTAGAAGTTCGTCCTCGTGTACGGGTGGTAGTGCCGGCCCTCATGCCCCATCGGCAGGCAGCAGTGCAGTGCCCGGCTGGCAGACTCGGCCCAGCAGTAGCTCGACATCCGGCCGCGGGGCAGCGTCTTCACGCTCACTCGATCTCTCCTGTCTGTGACGGGCGTCGCGGGCGCATCCGACAGTCGGGCCCGCACTCGTACACCTCGACGCCCAGGTCGTGGGCCCCGCTCATCCCCGCGGCCCGGCCAGCAGGCCGGGCGCCACGCGCGAGCCGGGCGTTGCACCAGCAGCAGGCGTGCCCCGAGTACTGCGGCCCGGTCAGCCGGCGCGCGGATGGCGGCTTCGGCGTCCAGGTCATGGCCGGTCGGCGAGGGGGATGAGGCCGCGCTGCTCACGGCACGGCGCGCACGCGTACAGCGGGACGGGCGGGGCGGAGTTCTTCTCGATCGCGTCCACCAGGACCGCGGTCTCGGACGGTCCCTTGTGGTAGTCGCAGCGCCCGGCCGGTACCGACTCTGTGCCTGGCGCCTGGGTATCCGTAAGCTCTTCCACGTCGACTCCAACCAGTCGGCCAACCCCCGGGACCGTTGACGCGGTCGCCGGGGTTTTTGTCGTGACAGAACCGACCGTACCGCCAACCGCGTCCCCCTGCACCCCTCTGCGTCCTACCGCTGTCGGACGCGTTCCCCAGATGCCCGCCGCACAGGGCCGCGCGACCGTGATGGGATGAGCGGAGTCCCGCAGTACGAGTACGTGAAGCTCGCCGACACCATCGCCGCCGAGATCGCCTCAGGCAGACTCCCCGCCGGGGCCGCACTGCCCGGAGAGCGGGCGATGACGGAGATCTACAGCGTGTCCATCGGAACGGCGCGCCGTGCAGTACGGGAACTCCGCGAGCGTGGCTTGGTGGCGACGTTGCCGGCGAAGGGGACGTTCGTCGTCGGCCCGTAGAATCGGATCATGTCCCCCACCTTCCCGGCCTCTGGCCAGCCGCGCCCTGCCGCGGACGTGAATCAGGACATTCGCGCGCTGTGGCGGGACCCGCGGGTCAGGCTCACAGCCGAGGGCAGTGCCCGGTATGAACGCCTCGTCACAGAGTGGGCGGCCGCCATACGGGCCGAGGTCGTCGAAGCCGCGTAGCCCCTCCTCCTCGTCCGGCCACGACTCCAGCAGCAGGCCCGTCTCCTCGTCGACGAGGGTGATGCGGGTGCCGGGTCTGCCGCGCTCACCGATCCAGGACGAGAACTTGCGGCGCGCGGTCGCCTCGCTCGCCCACCAGCCCTGCATCGCGGGCTCCCCGTCGAGGGTCAGGGTGAGGTGATAGCGGTCGTCCACACGGTCAGCCTGCCACGCCATCCCGGGCACGACGACACGACCCCGCCCTCTTCGTGAGAGCGGGGCCGCAGTCACCTGGCGAACAGAGCTACCGCGCCCGTCGC